GGTTCAATTAATCCAAATGTTGCACGCGCATTAGAGGAGCAGCGTCAAGGGCTTGCGTCTCAAGAATACCAAAACGCTTATAGTCGCTATGTAGGCGATCAAATGAACACTTACAACATGCTTACAGGCTCGGCAGGTATGGGGCAAGGCTCAAATGGTTTAATGGCGCAGGGCGCGCAGAACTATGCTAATAACGTAGGTAATTTACAGACTGGTTTAGCGGGGGCGCAATATCAAGCGGATATGGCTCGTGCATCACAGCCTAGTATGTTTAGCAATTTGTTAGGGGCAGGGGTGCAGCTTGGAAGTGCTTATTTGATGTCAGACATTCACTTAAAAGAAAATGTAAAGCATGTAGGTGAGGAAAAAGGCCATAAGATTTATGAATTTAATTACCTAGATGATGATATAAAATATAGAGGCGTTATGGCGCAGGATATTATAGAAACTAATCCAGAGGCTATTCAGTATATGCCAAGCGGTTATATGGCTGTTAACTATGACGCACTAGGATTAAAAATGGAGCGTGTGTAAAAATGGCTTTCGAAAATCTTTTTGGTAATATTAATTTTCAGGCGGCTAATCAAGCAGCAAGAGATGAACGCAATTTTCTAGCTAATCAACTATCGCAAGGATTGGCAATGTATGAGCGCGGTCAGGATAGGGATTTACGCCGTAGGCAACTTGAAATGCGCGAAAATCAGCAGGAAAAGTTCAATCTTGATAGAGTTTCAGAGGAAGCTTTATTAAAGAAAAATATGGGATTGCCACTATCACCACAGGAAGAGGCTGCAATTATGACACGCTCTCAAACTGAGCGCCCGCAAATATACACCGACCCACTTACAAATCAAACTGTTGTTAGACCGTCACCATGGGCTACGATGGGCAGCGCTCAACAAGTGGCACAGCAAGCACCGCAGCAAGCCGCACAAATGCCACAACGTCAGCAAGCTATAGCGCGTCAAAGTGACGTTACACAGGTGCAGCCGTTGCTTATGGATGAACAGCAAGCTGTATCAGAAAGCCCTTACAAAGCCCCTGCCGAATTAGGCGCACGTGGAAAAGTAATGGAGGCCGAGAGTGCGCAGCGCATTGCAGAGAAGTACGCCGAGGCTGATTACAATCAAAAGCTTAAATTGCAGAAAGAAAGTTTTGACGATCTAGTCATGAATGAGGGCGCTATTCCTCTTATAGATCAGATGATTAAAATGAACCGGCAAACAATAGACGCACCATATGCAGATTTATTGCAAGCTGGCACGCGCTTTCTTGCATCGGATCAAGCGGACGCTTTCGATATTGTTAATCAGAATAGATTAGAACTTGCAGCACCACTTGCAAAGGCGCTTGGTGTAAACCCAACGGATAAAGACTTTGAAGCGTCTTTGAATAGGATTGTAAATTTAAATTCTACGAAGTCAGGGCGTGAAAAACAGCTACAAAACTTAAGAAAAAGAACGCTAGAAAAGATTAAAAAATCAGGTGGTCAAGCAAAAACACCAAGTACACAAGAAAAACCAGAAATAACGAAAGAACAAGCGCTTCAAATGCTGAAGGAAAGAGGGCGCTTATAAATGGCTGATTATACAGACGAAGAATTATACGCAATCGCAGGTATTGAGCCACCACAAGCGCAGCCAGAATATACAGACGAAGAGCTTTTTTCTATTGCAGGTATAGAGCCGCCGCAGGCGCAGCAGCAAGCGCAGCCAGAACAGCAAAGAACATGGGGTGATTATCTTTCATCTATACCGCAGCAATATGCGCAGGGAGGCGCGTTGGGCTTTGGTGATGAAGCTATGGCAGCTTTAGCGGCGACATATACAGCAGCAAGAGAGCAACCGTCCGCACTTATGGGTGCTGAAATGCGTCCAGAACTAGCGCAGCAAATAGCACAAGCACCGCAAATGATGCGGGAAGAATTGAAACAACAACAAGAAGCGTATCCAGTCACTTCTGGTTTATCGCAAGCGGGAGGAATGATTGCAACAGGAGCAGGAGCGGCGAGATCAGTACCCACGGTTGCTAGTGGGATTAGCAAATTACCGTGGTGGGCGTCCGCACCTATGGTTGGTGCACCTAGCTATGCCGCGTATGAGGCGGGACAGGCAACAGGAGATAGGGCGGGGGCATTCGTGGGTGCATTACCTGAGGGTGCTGCCTATGGTTATCTCGGTGGCGCTGCTGGTAAATATATCCCTGCCGCAGCTCGTGGAGTTGGTAGATACACTCAAAAAGCTATTGATAAATTTACTAGAAAGCCAGTAGTTTCAAAAACACTTGACGAGGCAGTAAGTAAAGAGATTGCCCCTGCTGGTCAGGACGTTACACAAAACGCATTAAGTAAAGTGAAAAAAGCGCTTCAAAAAGATTTTGAACAAGATTACGATCTTGTAATTGATGAATATAATAAAGGTAATATTTCACTGGCTGATTTATATGGAGAGAGAACAAAAAGACTTGGCAGCCTAGCGGAAGCGTCCGCGCTATTTATGAGTGGCAGAGAAATAGCAGAAAGTGCATTAAATCCTAAGGCTTTAGGCTCATATGATAGGGTTATGAAGTCTATAAAAGAAAACGTGACTGGAGTAGATAGTTATTACACAACAGTAGACGATTTATTAATGGCTGGGCGTGCCAAAGCCTCACCTATATATCAAGAAATAGGGGGTGATTTAGCAGACCCTAATGTTTTAACTATTCCAGAGGTTAGGGGGACAGTTGAAAAGCTATACAAAGAAAATCCAACATTTTTTGCAGGAAGAGAGCCTAATTCTATTTATGTATTAAATGAAGTCAAGAAAAACCTTGACAGTAAGATAAGTGAAACAATCCGGGGCGGTGCAACATACATAGAACCTCAAAAAAATATAGTCAATACGCTAATTGACGCAATGGAGAATGCTAATCCAAAATATAAAAATGCAAGGGCTATAGCTGGCGATTATCTTTCAGTAGATGCTGCTATAAAATCAGGAAAATCTGCATTAAACTTAGATTCCGAGCTAGTTAAAAAAGAATTTTCTAAATTGAGCGCGGCTGAAAAAGATGCATATAAAATTGGCATTGGGAAAGCTCTGAGAGATACATTATCAAGTGTAAGGGAAGGGGCTAATCCATTTAACAGATTGTTAGGCTCTCCAGAGCAAAAAAATAGATTAAAAGCTGTATTGACCCCAGATGAATATAAGGGTTTAGAAAAATCACTTAGGGCTGAAAATAGATTGTTTGAGCTTAGAAATAAAGTATTAGGAGGTTCGCCAACTTCTCGACGTGATGAATTGAAAAGAGTTTTCTCAGGCGGTGCAATTGATACGATAACAGGTGTTCCTAAAAACACGTTTAAGGACTCGCTGGCAAAAGCTGGGGCTAGATTGTCGCAAGGGCTATCAGATAAGACGGCGGCTCAAGTTAGCGACATTTTATATGAAACCGATCCTGTTAAAAAACTTTCCATCATTAATGGTTTAAAAAATAGTAATGAGCTAACACAAATGGAGAAAAAGGCTGTTCAAGAGGTCTATTCTGTTTTGTCGCCTCGTTATGATGCACTTTATACAACAACTGGAGCTGTATCAGCAACACCAGCTATGCAAATAAGAGGAAA